TCTTGATGCGACCCGTAAGCGTGTCCTATCTCCTCTCCATAAGGCAATCAAACCGGTAAATCAACTGCGCATGATGGAAGACTCATTAGTCATCTATCGTCTTGCACGTGCTCCGGAACGCCGTATTTTCTACATTGATGTTGGCAATCTTCCAAAGGGTAAGGCGGAAGAATATATGCGTACCATCATGAATCAGTACCGCAATAAGTTGGTATATGATGCTCAGACGGGTGAAATCCGTGACGACCGTAAGCATATGTCAATGCTTGAAGACTTCTGGCTTCCGCGCCGCGAAGGTGGTCGTGGTACCGAAATCTCTACGCTTCCGGGCGGCGAGAACCTAAGTCAGATTGAGGACATTCTGTTCTTCCAAAAGAAACTCTATCGTTGCCTCAATGTACCAATCGGTCGTATGGAGCCAGAAACTCCATTCAGCCTTGGTAGAACCACAGAGATTTCACGTGACGAGGTTAAGTTCCAGAAGTTTGTCGACCGTCTCCGCAAAAAGTTCTCGATCATGTTCTTTGATCTACTTCATACTCAATTGATGCTCAAGGGTATCATTACCGAAGAGGATTGGCCACAGATTCGTGAGGATATGACGGTTGACTTCCGTCAGGACAATTACTTTACCGAGCTAAAAGAAGCAGAAGTCCTTACAAGTCGTATTGAACTCCTGAATGCTGCACAACCGTTTATCGGCAAATACTTCTCCGATACATGGGTTCGCCGTAATATCCTACGCCAGACCGACGAGGATATTGAGATGATGGATGCAGAAATGAATGAGGACGGTTCTGCTCTGGCGGCTGAAGAACAACGAATGGCAGAAATTGAGGGTATGGCAAATCCGGCACCCGAAATGCCTCCGAGTAAGTAATGTTTAGTTACAAAAACATATAAATAGCTTCATAATGAATAACGACATTACCACAATGATTAAAGCATTGGCGTCCGGGAAAGCCTCGGAAGCGAATGAGAACTTTACTCGCGTGATGACATCCAAGATTAATGCCGTTCTTGATGAACGAAAGGTATCTTTGGCTTCGGAACTTTACAACAAGAAACCAACTCAGGAAGCTAAATAACATGCAAGACTTCATCAATTCGGTTCGTTCGGTTATTACTGAGGCAACTGCTGATGATTATGCGCATGATGCAACCAACATTGCAAACTCCCATTCTCAGCACGCGACCAGACCAGAATATCATAAGCAAGCAAGTAAAATGCATCAGTTTGCTTATGATCGTCACAATGAACGCAGGTCTGTTGTAGGTGGCAAATATCACACTTTACTGATGCAGCATCATAAGAATATGATGGCGTATCATGATGCCGAAGCAAAATAATTTCAAATGAAACTCATCACAGAACATCTCGATAGTGACATCGGTTATATTACCGAAGGCATCGGCGCAGAAAAGAAAACCTACGTCGAAGGCGTCTTTATGCAAGCCGAAAAGGCAAACCGTAACGGTCGCATCTATCGCTACAATGTTCTTTCTCCCGCAGTTGCCAAATACGTTACCGAGCAAGTTGCGACGGGTCGTGCAGTTGGTGAACTGAATCACCCGGACGGTCCTACCGTGAACCTTGATAAGGTCTCACATCGCATTACCTCTCTCAAATGGGACGGACACAATGTAATGGGTAAGGCTCTCATCCTCAATACTCCGATGGGCAACATCGTAAAGGGTCTTGTTGAAGGCGGAGTTCGTCTTGGCGTTTCAAGCCGCGGTATGGGTTCACTGGAACGCAGCGGCAATGTAATGGCGGTAAAGCCAGACTTTGTTCTTTCTACTATTGATATTGTTCAGGATCCTTCTGCTCCAGAAGCCTTCGTGAATGGTATCATGGAAGGCGTGGAATACTTCGTTCGCGGTAATGAAATCATTGCCGAGAAGATTCAAAAAGAAATCCACCGTACACCATCCAAGCAGCTTATTGAAGCTCAGGTTCGTGTATTCAAAAACTTTCTCGATGCAATTGTTCTCAAATAATTGCTCAAGACTTTCTATTATGGGTAAAACTGAAGATGCTAATTATGGTAACGTGAATACATCTAAGGTGATTCGTGAATTAACAGAGACTGATCACAAGCAATTCTCGCTTGGTATCCTCTCTAAACTTTAACCACTATACTATTATAGTAGGCTAAATCTAAAACAAATATGTCACACACATCAAAAGATCAAGTTGATCTCATTGAAGACATCACTGTTGAGGAACTACTTGCTGATGGACTCGTTGAAGACGTTGAAGTTTCTGGCGAGGAACAAGGCAAGAAGAAGCTTGATGACGAAAAAGAAGGTACCGCGGATGCTCCAGTAGCAAATGCAGTACCGACCGATGCGCCTGCCGCGGATGCTGTACAACCAGCCGCCGATGCAGTTGCGTCCGCAGTAAGTGCTGCGCCGGTGGCAGTTGCGCCACATTCTCTGGGACAACCAGAGTCTCCAGCACTTGCACCAGAAGTTCAAAAAGCCGTTGCGGCTACCGATTCAGCTATTGCAGCTGCGCCGGTCGCACAGGCTCCACAAACTAAAGCTGGGCTCATCAATGCGATGTACCAACATCTGTCGACAATGAAGACTGAGGATCTTGCTAATGTTTACAGCACTCTGACGACTCCACAAGAGACGCCAAAAGCTGAAGAACCAAAGGCAGGCTCCGAAGATGATTCAGAAGCTGAAAAAGCCGACGAAAAAGGTGAAGACCAACAGCAACCAGAAGCAGAGAAATCTGCCGAAGGTGAAGATGACAAGGAAAAGGAAGATAAGAAAGAAGATGACGTTAAGGAAAACCTTGATGTTCTCTTACAGGCTGAAACCTCTCTTTCAGAAGCCTTCCGTTCTAAAGCATCCGAACTGTTCGAATCGACCGTTAAGGCCAAACTTGCAGAAGAAGTTACTCGAATCGAGGAAAACTACCGCTCCCAACTGGATGAAGAAACAACTAAAATTGCTTCTTCCCTTTCAGAAAAGGTCGACAGCTATCTTAGCTATGTCGTAGGTACCTGGATGGAAGAAAACAAAGTTGCAATTGAATCTGGTCTTCGCACCGAAATCGCCGAAAATTTCATTAACGCATTGAAGAATGTGTTCACTGAAAGCTACATCGAAGTTCCACAGGGCAAGGAAAATCTTGTTGATACACTCAATAAGAATGTTGCTTCCCTTGAAGAACAGCTGATGAAGGCAACCGAATCAAACATGAAACTCAATGAGTCTGTAAACGCTCTCAAGCGCAATCAGATTCTCGCTGAGGCTTCAGTCGGTCTTGCTTCAACAGAAGCAGTCAAGCTCACCACTCTCGCAGAAGGCATTGATTTTGAAGACGCCGAATCTTTCTCAAAGAAGGTTCAGTCCGTCAAGGAATCATACTTCCGTAAGATTGTTAAGAAGTCCAAAGAAAATGAAGTAGAAACCGTCCTCAATGAATCGGGTCAAGAAATTGAACTGACACCAGTGATGGCAGCTTACTCTTCAGCAATTACCCGCACACTCAAGTCATAAACAATTTAACTCCTAAAATAAGGAATTAACTCACATGTTCAACTCAGAAAAACTCCAAGAAAAGTGGAATCCTATCATCAACCATAAGGATCTCCCAAACATCAAAGATAACTACCGCCGTGCAGTCACAGCAGTCATTCTTGAAAATCAAGAAAAGGCTCTCCGTGAAGAACGCGCTCAGTCATCTTTCCAAGGTCTCAATGAGACCGCTGCTAATGCTACCACCGGTGGCACAGGCAACATCGCTAACTGGGACCCAATCCTCATTAGCCTCGTTCGTCGTAGCATGCCAAACCTGATCGCCTACGACATCGCTGGCGTTCAACCAATGAGCGGACCAACCGGTCTGATCTTCGCTATGAAGAGCAAATACACCTCACAAGGTGGAACTGAAGCTCTCTTCAATGAAGCCGATTCAGCATTCGCTGGTACCGGTTCACAAAGCGGTGATTCATCATCCCTCCCATCTGCTAAAGGTGGTACCGGATCCGATGGTAACTCCGACACTGTTTCCGACAGCTTTGATGTTGGTACCGGTATGGCCACCAGCTACGCTGAAGGTCTCGGTTCAGGTTCTTCCGGTGCAGGCGCTTTCGGCGAAATGGCTTTCTCAATCGAGAAACAAACCGTTACCGCTAAGACCCGCGCTCTGAAGGCTGAATACACCATGGAACTTGCTCAAGACCTCAAGGCTGTTCACGGTCTTGATGCTGAGTCTGAGCTCGCTAACATCCTCTCTGCTGAAATCCTCGCCGAAATCAATCGCGAAGTTATCCGCACGATCAATGTTAAAGCCAAGCTCGGTGCACAAACTGCAAATGTTGCCGTAAAGGGTAACTTCAACCTCCTCACCGACGCCGATGGTCGTTGGAACGTTGAACGCTTCAAGGGTCTTCTTGTTCAAATCGAACGCGAAGCAAATCAAATCGCCAAGGACACCCGTCGTGGCAAAGGTAACTTCATCCTCTGCTCTTCGGATGTTGCTACCGCTCTTGCAGCTGCCGGCGTACTCGACTACGCTCCAGCCCTCAGCACCCAACTCGAAGTTGACGATACCGGCAATACCTTTGCTGGCGTCCTCAACGGTCGTACCAAGGTCTACATTGATCCATACGCCACTGTTGACTACGTCACCGCTGGTTACCGTGGTACCAATCCGTACGACGCAGGTATGTTCTACGCTCCATACGTTCCACTCACCATGGTACGTGCAGTCGGTCAATCTGACTTCCAACCACGTATCGGCTTCAAAACCCGTTACGGCATGGTCGCAAATCCATTCGCTGAAGCTAATGTCTCCGACATCAGCAACGGCACCGGAACCAATCGCGCCAACAGATACTTCCGTATCTTCGGTGTCTCTGGTCTCCTTGACAATGGCTAATCAGTCTCGGTATCTTGATTGATACCGGTTTTTAAAGAGGGGGGTCCGAAAGGGCTCCCCTTTTTAGTTTATAAATACTTGTATGAATAACCTTACTCAGAACAAGAACTACCTTTCTCCAACAGGTTTTAAGGTTAGCATCAATTCACAAGAATTTGCAAACCTCGAGTATTTCTGTACGGTAACATCCATTCCGGCACTCAGCCTTGGAGAAGTGTCGACCCCTTTCCGTAACCAGCAGATATATACTCCGGGCGACCGCGTGGACTACGCATCATTTGATATGCGTTTCATTGTTTCGGAGAACATGGAAAACTATTCGGAACTCTATAACTGGATCCGTAACAATGCCCAAGAGGACAAGTGGAAGTGCTCGGATATGATTCTCCATATTCTCACATCAAGCAATAACCCAAACAAGCGTATCCGTTACGTTGATGCATTTCCCACAAACATCGGCGCGATTGAATTTCACACTCAGACCACCGATGTGGAATATGTGAGTGTTGATGCTTCCTTCAGATACAGTTACTTTGAATTTATCTGATCTAGGATAGGATAAATAATACTATATTATGATTACACTTGATGACTTATTGGTAATGTGGAAGAAGGATGCTGAAATTGATGAGATGAATTTGGATGAGGCTTCGCAGAAGACCGCTAAGGTCCACGCAAAGTACCTTGAACTTATCTCCATCACAAAGCTCCAACTCAAGAAAAAAGAGCTTGACCAGAAAATCCTTTTAAAGGACAAATGGCTCTACTTCAATGGCAAGATGACGCAGGAAGAAATGACGGCGCGCGGATGGCCATTCGACCCATTCAATGGGCTCAAAATCATGAAGTCGGACCTCGAGTATTACTTCAACTCCGACACCGAGCTTCAGAAGTCTGAAGAAAAAATCATTTACCTCAAGACTCTGGTGGAAACCCTTGAAGAAATCATGGGTACACTCCGCTGGCGCCATACGCATATCAAGAATATGATTGATTGGCGCCGCTTCACCTCGGGAGGTTAATATGCCCGACATCCTTAAAATCCGTAAGAAGAATGAGGTGTTCATTCATATTGAGTGTGAACCATCCATTGCGAATGAGCTATCAGACTTCTTTACGTTCTTTGTTCCTGGTTATAAGTTCATGCCAGCCTACAAGAATAAGTTCTGGGACGGAAAGATTCGGCTCTTTGATTCTCGGTTAAAGACCATCTATGGCGGGCTTCTGCCATACATTAAAGAGTTTGCGGAGACCCGTAAATGCGAGATTGAATATGTTGATGATCCTTACTACGGGTTACCGCATACGCAGGAACTCATTGATCCGAATGAGCTTGCCGAATTCATTGCGAGCCTGAATCTCTATGCTCACGGCAAGTCTATTGATCCCCGTGAGTACCAAGTAGAAGCAGTGATGCACGCACTTTGCCACTGGAAGAGTCTTCTGCTGAGCCCCACGGCTTCGGGTAAGTCTCTCATCATTTACATTTTGATCCGTTGGTACCTTGCTCGTTACAATAAGAAAGTACTGCTGATCGTTCCCACAACTTCTCTGGTGGAACAGATGTACAAAGACTTTGGCGACTATGCCACATTGGAAGAATCATGGAACGTTGAAGCCACCTGCCATAGAATCTATTCGGGTAAGGAGAAAATCAACATTCAGCAACGTGTTGTGATCACTACATGGCAGTCCATCTACAAGATGCAAGCCACGTGGTTTGAACCGTATGGTATGGTCATCGGAGACGAGGCTCACAATTTCAAAGCCAAATCACTGGCTGCGATCATGGAGAAACTCAGAGATGCTAAATTTCGTATTGGTACTACTGGTACACTGGATGGAACTCAGACACATAAACTCGTGCTTGAAGGTCTCTTTGGTCCCGTCTATCAGGTTACTACTACAAAGACTCTCATCGAGCAGAACGCTCTTTCGGATCTCGACATTTCCGTCCTTTTAATGAAATACAGTGATGAGCTATGCCAAGCCGCAAAGCACTTCGACTATCAAGCAGAGATTGATTTCATCGTGGCTCACGAAGCTCGGAATAAGTTCATCCGCAACCTTGCTATGGCACAAGAAGGTAACACACTTATTCTTTACAACTATGTCGAGAAACATGGAAAGCCACTTTATGCCAGCATCAATGAAAAGTTGAATGAACTGCCACGTCGCACTCGTAAGCTATTCTTTGTTTCGGGCGGAGTGGATACCGATGAGCGTGAACGTATCCGTGAGATTACCGAGGGTGAGAAAGACGCAATCATTGTGGCTTCCATGGGTACATTTTCCACGGGTATAAATATAAGAAACCTACACAACATCGTGTTTGCTTCTCCTTCAAAATCTCAAATTCGCATCCTTCAGTCCATCGGGCGTGGCTTGCGTAAGTCGGATAATGGAGTCGCCACAAAGGTATTTGACATTGCCGATGATCTTCACTGGAAGAAATCACGCAACTACACACTAGATCATGCTGCCGAAAGAATCAAACTGTATTCCAAAGAAAAGTTCAACTTTAAAATCTATGAGGTCTCCCTATGAGCATGTATGACCTCTGTATGATTGTGAAGCTGACCTCGGGTGATTCCATTTTATGTCAGGTTCTGTCGGACACTGATGAGAACATTTTGATCCGTGACCCTTTACAGATTAACGTGATCAGCAATTCTACACCAGATGGCATCAGAGCTTCCACCTATTATGCTCCTTGGTTTCAAGGCACCGATTCAAGAATTCATATGATTCGGAAGATGCACATTCTGAGTGCTGCCATTCCGGATGAAGCTACCAAGATAGAATACGCAAGAATAGTTTCAGAAAGATTTGATCAGGAGCCGGAAGTAAAGAAACCCACAAGCAATAAGAAAGAGGACTCCTGGCTCGACCAATTGAATTTCAAGTTTGGTTCCGAGGAAGACCGCCATAAGAACTAGTATTCCTTAAGTTGAATAGAGATTCATTATAACAGTGGATTCGGAGATGTAAACAGTAAATTTACATAAGTGTTTAATCTTTTGTTATTTACAATGTGTGATAAGTGTATAAAATGGTATTATTAAATTGAATTATGGAAATTGAAAAACCTTTAAAACCTTCCAAAAGAGAAGGAGTACATTACGTTAACAACCGTGAGTTCTCGCAGAACGTAGTTGATTATGTCAACTCGGTTAAAAAAGCCAAAGAGGCTGGCACGGAGGTACCACGCATCACGGAATACATAGGTCGGTGCTTCCTACGCATTGCCGAAGGTCTCTCCCATAAACCTAATTTTATTCATTACACCTACCGCGAGGAGATGGTGATGGACGGAGTGGAGAACTGCATTAAGGCCATCATGAACTACAACGTGGAGGCTGCCACTCGTACGGGTTCTCCAAATGCATTTGCCTATTTCACTCAGATTAATTACTATGCCTTCATTCGCCGTATCATGAAGGAAAAGAAACAGCAAGACATTAAGTTCCGTTACATCGAGCATGCAGGCATTACCGATTTCATGTCGGAGAGCTTGGACGGTTCCGAATTCACCTATGGCGTGGAGACGGGCTTCATTGATGTTCTCAAGAATAGAATTGATAAGGTGAAAACGACAGATAAAGCAGTGAAGGAATTCAAGAAGAAAGTAAAGACGGAACTTGAATTCTTTATGTGTGAAGTATGAAAATTGCGATTTTAGCATCGCAATTTTTATAAATAATTAAATGGAACAAAATAAATCAGACATCGAATGGCGGTTGGAATTAATAACTAATCCACCAAAATCCAGTAAAATATATTCTCCAGAAGAATGGAGACATATTGTTTTATATGAGCTTACCCGTGAACCTACCCATTATGACCAATCAGGAGAAAAATCATATTGGTATGGTAAACATAGATCAGAAGATACCAAGAGAAAAATCAAAGAAAATAATTCTTGTTTTTGGCTTGGAAAAACAGATGAGAATCACCCAGCAACCGGTCAATTAAGACCGGACTCCGTTGAAATAGCTCGCCGAATGGGATTAAATAATAAAGGTAAACCAGTATGGAATAGCGGAAAAACAGGTTTACAATGTCATTCACAAGAAACTAGAAAAAAAATGTCAGAAGCTCATATCGGCAGAAAAAAACCATCTGTTACTTGTCCACACTGTAAAAAAATCGGTGGAGAGGGTGCTATGATTCGATGGCATTTTGATAATTGTAAGGAGAAAAAATAATGCGTATAGCTCTTCTAAATGATAGTCACACGGGAGCCAGAAATGCCTCTGGCATCTTCCTCGACTACTTTGCCAAGTTCTATAATGAGGTATTCTTTCCTTATTGCGACCAGAATGGCATCAAACAGATTCTCCATCTAGGAGATTTCTATGATCACCGCAAGTACATTAACTTTACGGCGCTGAATCATAACCGCAAGACCTTTCTGGAGCCCATGGTACAACGTGGTATGATGATGGACATTATTCCAGGCAACCATGATGTCGTGTACAAGAATACAAATGACCTTTGCTCATTAAAAGAGCTCCTTGGTTACTTTGTGAATAACATCAATATCATTATGACTCCACGGGTGATGGAGTATGGCTCCTGCAAGATTGCAATGCTTCCATGGATTAACCAAGAGAACTACGCAGAGTCGATGAAATTCATTCAGACCTGTGATGCTTCCATTCTTGGAGCACACCTTGAGCTTGCTGGCTTTGATATGCAGCCAGGAGTTGCGGCAACTCACGGTGAATCGCCGGAAGTGTTTAAACGCTTTGAAGCGGTACTCTCTGGGCATTACCATACTAAATCCACCAAGGGCAACATTCACTATCTCGGCACCCAGTTTGAAATGACATGGGCAGACGTTGATGACCCAAAGTATTTCCATGTGTTTGATACGGAGACCCGAGAGATTACTCCTGTGAGAAACCCACTCACTATTTTCTCCAAGTTCATCTACGACGAACAACATGATTCTGACGGTATTGATGTAAGTACCTTTGATCATCACTTTGTGAAGGTCGTGGTGAAGTCAAAGAAGGAC